TGCAGGTCTGACGTTTGACACATCCCACTGAGGTATCTCACCTGCCCACAACAAAGCTAGTAGTTGTCTGAAAGCCTTAGCCCAACCTTCTTTGCTGTCCTTGACGATGATCTTAGTGTCGCTGTCGTATAGCTCAGGTACATCAGGTAGCTTCTGTATATACTGACGCTCAACTGAGAAGCCTACACCAGTGCCACACAACAGAATAAACATAGCCTCATCGAATGACTTGGGGTCATCGACAGGTAGGTAACTGCAGTTGTAGCCTGAGGTGTTGTCTCTATCCAACGCTTTACCTGCTGTCATCATAGCTCTCATGCTAGGCATGACCTCTAGGTTCAGGATTGCTTGTTCTATCTGATTGACAAAGCTGTCTTTACCCATGACAGGTATGACTACATTGGTCATGTATCTGTCTACTGTCTCAGCCCAAGTCTCTCTGCGTTGTTCTTTATCTAGCCATCGTGCATACCTTGACGTGTGTATGAACGCTTGGTAATCTGTAGGTAAGTAGTTGTCTCTCATTTGTCGTATCTCCTTGTCGCTACCCATATAGCACCTGCAATTATTGATGCAAGTATAAACATTGCTGTTAGTATCTCACTCATCTCTTGTCACCGTTGCCTCGTAGCGTACCTCTCTTTTGTCTACCATGTAGCTTCTCTAAGTTATCGTAGGCTACGTTTTCCATGTCAATGTTTAGGTCTCTACACAGAGCAGCTATGTACCACAGACAATCACCTATCTCACTAGCAATACCATCACGGTCAAGCTTACCATCTCTCATGATCTTCTTTACTTTGTTTGCTACCTCTCCTGCCTCAGCAGCTAGACCCAACGCAGGGTAGATGATTGCGTGTTTCTGATCATAGATAGCTGTAGTTGCAGCTTGCTGTTGATACTTGTCCATGTCAAGAGGATCTTGATTGTAGTATTGAAATGCGTTTATATCGTCTAGGGTAATCACTCTTCTAGTTCCTTCCACTGTTTAATTTCTATGTCCATATAAAAGTAATCATTCATGTTGATTGTACCATCATCAACTAGCTTACGTATGATTGCTTCCTCATCCAAATCATTCTGTTCCATCAACAACTGTAGTCCGTAGTTATTGACAAGAGCTTCTATCTTACTATCATGATCAAACATTGTCAAGCCTTAATGTATCCAAAGAGAAGTTTCTTTTTCATGAAGGATAGGTTCTACTGAAGACTTTAGTTTGTTCATAAAATTGTAAGCTTCATTGAAGTCTTTGAAATATATCTCATCGTCAAAGACCATACCTTTTTCTTCTACCATACAGACCAGAGACCACTTATCACCTTGATCTATTGGACCATCTAAATACTGATGTACTTTAACCTCCATCATTCTTCCCCTTAAATCTATGTTTAAAAAACACTATCACGTTTATGAAAGTATTCAATGTTATCATTAGTATTAGCCAATATTGCCACCATCCTAGAGTACCTTGTTCAAGCATATCTTCTTCTTTTTCTCTTTTATCCAATCATGTGGTATTACTTCTTTAGCAAATAAAAACCCATAGTAATCGCACCAATCTGCGTAGGTCATCTTTGCTCCCTTGTTTAGTCTCTGGTAAGGATTACTAAAGACAAATCTTATGTCAAGCTCAGGGTGTAACTCTTGTATCCACTTGTGCTTGTTCCTGTCTGGTAAAGTAAACCTACCTTTAGTCTCAACTATAATACCGTTGGGTAAAATAAAGTCAGGAGTATACTTTCTTATTCTCATGTCACGCCAAGGAACCTTTAGTGTCTCGTACTCAAACTTGACACGTTTCTTTTGTAGGTACTTAGCGTTGCGTTCTTCTAGTCCTGATCGGAATCTGTGAACTTGGGTGGTTGCCATATCTGTTCTTCTTCTCTTCGTAGCCACAACAGCTTACCGTTTTCTATTACTCTTTCTTCATCACCACCGTAGGCTCTGACACATTCCTGATACAAGTCTTGTTCTGTCTTACAGTCAGCCAGTATCTTGTCTGCTTTCTTAGGTCCAACACCGTAGATACCTTGAATGTTGTCTGCCGAATCACCTGTAAGTATCTGCTTGTAAAAGAACCTCAAACCCTCAAACTCCTCGACTGTCTGCCAAGTACGTCTGTGTGGATTGTAGTGTGTGCATGGTAGCTGTAACATGTCCTTGTCTATTGATATGACAATACTCTCAGGGTTAGACCAGATACCAATCAAGTCATCAGCCTCTTCATCCTTGGACACAATAGCTTTCCAGTTGTCAATCAAATGTTGCCTAATATCACCAAGGTGTACAGGTCTCTCTTGTTTCCTGTTACCTTTGTATTCTCTAGTGACAGCAATCTCTTTTCTAAAGTTACCTTTACCTGTCAGAAAGATCTGATACTTGTCATCAGTTACTTCCCACAGTACTGCCTCAAGTGCAGTCTCTAGTAACTCATCAATCTTTTCTACTGCTGCTTCTGCCTCTTCATCTGCACAGGAGAAAGCTGCACGATAAGCAAACGGATCACCGTCAACCAGTATTTGCAAGTTCTCGTTCTTTGGCACGTTGACGTTCCTTCTGTGTCATTGGTCTAAGTATATCGTCACTGTAGTCAACGATGATACCTGTGTTCCACTTACTGCGTTCTTCTTCTGCTGCTTCGTAAGTATTGAACAGCTTTGGTTTGTATCCTTCTGTAGTATTACAAGGCCACTCTTCAGGCACGTAGTTGTAATCCTCGTCAGTATCAAACATAATCATTACTGCGTATTTCATCTCTAATCCTTAGGAAAAAAGGACAGGGCCGAAGCCCTGCCAGTTACAACGAAAGGAGTACATGGGTTGTTACCAACGATCCTCTGCAGCCATCTCTTCAAATGGTACATGTTCGAGGATGCCCACTTTCTCTAACCTTACTGAGGCGGTAGATCCCTCACCGTAGATAGAGATTTTAACCTTGGCCTTAGTGCCGTTACCAAGAGCACCGTCTTCAATGTAATCCCAAGGTTTATTGGTAGTGCCGTGGGTAACGGATGGCGCACCACCAAAGTCCTCAATACCAGAAGGGTGTTTGTTAGGACGTTTAAGTTTCATACCTGCACGATTGTCTGCTGCAGCGATTGGTTTGATCATACGGTTGCCCATTGATTCCTCAGGGAAACCTAACTCAACAATCTTCTGTAGCTCATCATCGTCCTTGGGTACGAACACAGTATTGAACTGTCCTTCTGTACGCTCATGGTATTCTGAGTCATCTATGTTGTCCTCGAAGATACGTGCGTAATACAAGTCACCTTCGAATACACCATACTTAGTTTTCTTTTTAGCTGCCATTTACAAGCTCCTCTTTACTGATTCGTTTTAACAACCTATACTCAAATGCTTTCAATGTCAAGCAAAAAATGATAGGTGATAGTGCAAAAATCCAACTCAATGAGTATCCTTCCAATTATATCCTATGTCAGTTGACCCTGCGAGTGGGCAGATCATACCAAACTTTACACCAGTGTCAACAATAGATTGCCTTTGTATCTTACCTAGTAGTTCAGCATCTTTCATCTGCCCACGCACTTCTGTTTGCCACTCGTCATGAGGCCACGTCACAAGCTTAAACTCAAGGAACTGTCTCTTAGCTTTGTGTACCCAATCGAGTGCTGCATGTTTCATTATGGTTGACTCACCATTCTGAAGCATACCTGCTAGTGTCTTGTGTTCTGAAGGTACTACAACCTTACGTCCATCAAGACCTTTGAACCACCCACGTTTAGCTATGTGTGGTATAATCTTTTTCTTTAACTCAGCAAGTCCTTGAATTGATTGCATAAAGTTTTCAACTGCTTGCTTTGCTTCTTTCTGATTGACCTTGAGTATCTGTGCTACCTTGGCATTACCTGCACCTAGTAGGAACGCATAGATAAAAGTCTTAGCCATATCTCTAGTGACATGTGACATACCTAGAGCCTTTCTGTTGAGGTTGTGTATGTCTGTCTCGTCTTCCTTCTTACCTGACACGATAGCGTGTACGTATTCCTCTGACTTCATCAGGTGTGCAAGTACACGTAACTGGATACCCTCAGCATCTGTACCTACCAAGTAGCAGCCTTTGGGTACACACCATAACTCACGTAGTTGACCATCGTATCTGTCCTTTACTTTCTCTACAGCAGTGACAGCATCACCATGAAACTGTGCAGGGATGTTGGCTTGATTAGGGTTCCTGTGTGCCATCCTGCCTGTCCATGCACCAACGTGTGTAAAGCTACCGTGAATACGTGAATCGTCACCACAGTGCCCTAGCCACTCCACTAGTGAGGATCGCCTACCTTCAAGTGTCAACCACTCTGCTAGACGTTTGCCTCCTGCAGGTGCTGTCTCAGGCAGTGTGTTAAGGTTTGCCTCAGATAAAGTCCATCCGAACTTAGCAAACTTCTGTCCTCGTTCATCCATTTTCTTCCTCATATTTCTCTAAATACCTAAGTGCTCTAGTCACACCTTCAATATCATCACCTAATTTCCCTATACCAGTGTTGCAAAAATGACACAGAAAACCTCTGTACTTGCCTGTCTTGTGGTCATGGTCAAAGTGTAAGCTGTCGCTCTGCCTACCACAACACTGACAGAACCCTGTGTTTAGGTGTTCATATTTCTTTCTCTCTTTTCTTCTCCAATTTCTACCCTCGTTAGAACAAGCTGCACACACTGTATCTCTTGAGTCTGTAGCTAGTCTATGTCTCCTGTGAAATCTGTCTATTGGTTTCTCTATGTTACACGATCTGCAAACTCTTGTCTCAACGATAAGCTCTAGCT